CTAGGACTCCTTTCGTTTAGCTCGCTCAGCCTTTGCCTTGATTTCGGCGCTGACTAATCTCTCGATGGATTTGGGCATCGGCCATCCTGCGCGGTGGGCATTGGCGGTCAGGCTTGTCCACGTGTGGTAGATGAGGCCGAAGGTGACGCCGTAGAATAAGAAGCCTGGGGTGCCCATGACGCGGTCTAGGAGATTGGCTACGGCTGGTAGGGCCATGAGGAATAAAGTGCGCGGAATTCGGGAGAGGCCGTAGTCGGAGGAGTAGGATTGGTCTTTTTTGGCGGCGGAGATGCCTGTGATCCAGTCGAGGACGATTAGGAAGAAGAGGACAATCAGGATGTCTTGGCGGTTGGTGCCGTATAGATAGTGAAAGGCGGGCGACACGATTGCACCTGCTGTTGTCGCCCAGGCGTTTGCTGGGGTTGCGATGCTTTCTAGGCTGTGTAGGGGTTTCATGGTGTGTCTCCTCCTTTTAGTCCCTTATAAAGGAATAAAAATAGCCCCGCTAGGAACGGGGCGAGCTGTTGGTCTTGGTGCTAGATAGCTAAGTTTTCCATGAAAAAGCGCCTCTCCTGAGTAGGATAAGGCGCTCTACATGCTTTTTTGTGGTTGTGTCATAATCTCTGTTTTTTCTGGCTCTGTGATGTGCTTCTTGGTGACGGCGATTGTCAATTCAGCCTCTGTCCAAACTCCGTCTTCCCAGCGCATTTTGCAGTAGTTGTACAGTTTGCTTGTCATGAATTATCCCCTCCTGTTTTATCTTGTTCTTATGCAAGCAGTATAGCGTCTAGCGCGTCCTGCGTTGCTTTGAGTTTGGCTTCTAGTTGTTCGATCTTCTCGTCCTGCGTCAATGGGCGGTCTACGTACTCGTATACAAGTTTTTTCGCTTGTGTGTCGACCTTCAAGATAGCGTCCTTTTGCGGGATACTCTCCGATGTCGGGATAGAGCTAACTTTGAGGAAATCACCCTCGTAAGCCATTTCCGCAAAAACCTCGTCGTTGTAGGCGATCCTGTCAACTTCCGCGACTGTTTTACCTGTTTCCGGTGTGTACAGTGCATAAATCATAATATTTTCACTCCTGTTCTGTATAAAAAGACTTGATTAGTGCTTTGGAAAACGGCGGCTGCAACACCTTTTCTCGTTACGACAGAATGTAGGTTTTGCGTTTGGCTTACATTAGCGAGTTGCGCTACATTTGTCGAAGCTAACATTCCACCACTTTTGTTTACAGTCACCACCGCCGGGAAATCAGAACCTATTGTGTACTTTAGTAATCTAGTTCCGTTGTCTGCTGCACTTCCGTTGAGTCGCATACCTTGCGAAAGACTGACATTTACGTTATTTGCTATGTTTTTGTAGGTAATGACTCCTGTGGTTATGTCGACAGTTCCGCTCCTCATTCTTGACGTGACGATATAAAACTTACCATCCGCTTTATCAAAATAGAGGTACGGGATGGCGTCGCCTAAACTCGTCGACCACACTTTATTTCCTAACTTGTCATACTTATGCAGTTGGCTGTTTCCGACTCCGTAAAAATTATCGTTGCCGTCAACTTCTAGTGTGGAAAATGCAGCCATCAGAAGGTTTGCGGGATTGTAATTGTCGAATTCAAAAGCCAATGTCTCTGCATTGAACTTTTGCATCCTGCATCCACCAGCTTGGTTATTCGACATGATGTGATAGAAATACTTTCCTCGAACTGCGGATATACCCGAACCCATCCTATTAGGTTGGTCAGGCCAAGGTTGGTTGTAAAGTATGTTTAACGTCGATGCTTCCAGCACCATTAACCTAACGCGACTGAAACAAATGATTCTATCTAGTGACGGGACGTACTCCATGTAAGTTTCTAGAGAACTCATGTCGGATGGCAATACAATAGAAGTGAGCATAGAGCCTGTTTGGTTATGCTTCCTCAGCGTTCTAGTTTGATCGACGACAAAGATATTACCTATGTTATCCATCGCCAATCCGCCATCGAGAACAGATGATCCACTAGAAAATGTGGTGATCATTTCCGAAATGAACCCGGCACTATCCAAAGGGACGAAGCTGTTTTTTCGGTATCCTCCATTGCCGACTCCGTGATTGTGAAGAAAGGTATCGATGCTCATTAGTCGTTTTTCACCACCTGTGACAAGATTTGTCCGTCGGCGTCATACGTGAACGTCCAAACCTCTGTGTAGTAATTAAATCCCGATAATGAATAATATTTTTTTGTTAACGTTTGGTAGTTTCCTGATGAATCAGGATTCGACAGCGTACTCTTCATTACAAGAGCGCCATTTCGCTGCTTGTAATCCACGACCGTATAAACGCCATTGGAATCTTTTCCGCTTTTAAAAACATTGTAATCTCCGATGCGCTTATTGATATGCGTAATGTCGGCGGAGTTGTCATATGGCGTAGCTCTCGATCCGTTTTCTAATTTCAATTTTCTCCACGCTGTATTTGTGTTTGTTGAGTTAGGAGGTAAGGCTAGTCTCACCTTGCAATAAACTGTGTTCACTGGCGCTATTGACGTTATTGAAAAAAATTCCCAGTGCTTACCTGACGGAATCAAAACCTGTTCTTGTTTCAAGGTATTAAGGTTTGAGTCCATGTAATGAAGCTCAACAAGCGCATTGGCCCCGATTAAGCCGACGGTATAGACTTCGCCCGAAAGGGTTGTCTGTGCGGTTGGAGCTAAACGAATCGGGGTAGAGTCTAACGATTCATATAATGTCGATGTATTTGAGTAATGACCGAAAAAGTTAACTTCGCCATACCCCCCCTCACCTGCGAAAAAGTTACCGTGATTTGTAACGTCTTTCCACCCAATTAAATCCAACGCTGCCGACGAGTTGAAAAGTGCATTTTTATTCCCCAAAAGCGCATTCATGTTTTCTGCGTGCAGAAGTGTTTTACCGCTGACTGATGGATCGGTTCCATCGTGGGGAAGTTTTATCAAATCCCTAACCCAATTGCCATCGTCGCCCACCAAATGAAAAGCAGTTGCGCCACTATCATTAACAATATTCACTATCTTTTTGTCAGCCTCACCGTTTAAATCTTGAAGTTGCAAAGTCGGCGTATTGTTGGCGATGGTGAGTGTAGAATTTCCGTGTTTTCTTGCGTACTGCGTGTGCGGGTCGGTAGCAACCGTGTGAGCATCCAATTTTGCTTGAGTACCTCCTGCCTCACCTGTAATACTGAATGCACCTTTACCAGTTCCATCAAGGCGGGGAATCTTGTTTGCTCCATTATCAGCAACTTCTGTTTGCTTAACAAACACCTCCTTCGACACCATGTTCCTACCGTCAACCGAAGTAATGATAGAACTCGCATCGGTAGCAAAGTACCACAGCTTGCATTTAGCATCGGCTGTTGCCTGGGAAGTCGTGTTTTTCACCACACCATCAGAATCCAAGTAAATATACTGACCTTGCGTGGCACTTAACTTAATACTCCCCGCATTCACTTCAAAACGCACACCATTTACATAAGCCACGCCAGCTGTCCATTGAGCTGTTAATCCGCTTGCTGAAAACTCCAATCCTGAAACCACCGGACTACCAATCACTGTCTGCGCCAAAGCCTCAGTAAGTACCTGCGCGTCAGCAATCCCTTGCTCCATTTTATTCATCCGTGTTGCCGTTACCTTTGTTCCCTGCTGTACAACCTCCCCTGTTACGGGGTCAACAATATGATCAACCCAGGTCGTCTTTTGATAAGCCACTTATACCACCTTCACTTCCAGAGAAAATTCAAAAGCAACCAACAGCCCGCTGTCACCCTTTACCACCTGCATGTTTTTAATTGCTAGAGCGTTACCCTCACCGTCCACTAATACCGCCGACTGAATGCGACCTTGTGCCTGTACATCGTCTAAGTAGATATATTTGGTTACTTTGAAGCCATTTTTAATTGTTTTGTAGATCGGATAGGATCGTAACGTACCGTCTACGTTAATCAATGCCCCTTTAATCTGATTACTTAAATCATCTCGCAATAATTCTAGTAACCGATTTTGGATGATAGCCAAGCCCTACACCTCCCCTTCTGGATACATCATGTTTGTTAGTGGATAGTTCACCGCATGAAAACGAGTAGCCTCAGCAACCTGCACCGCTTCTCGGAAAATGCGTCCGTCCATATCGTCTTCAGGGTAGAACATTCCACAGATTGGATATTCAACCTCAATGAACCGAGTTGGAGCCGAAATAAGGATATCTTCACCTCTGCTGTTAACTGCCACCCTGCTACTGTTGACATGCAAAGGCCGTATCCACTCAAAATCCTTGGACAGTCCAACAGCATTAATTGGTTGTTCCGCTGAGAATTCGAAAACGATCTCCTTATTCGGGAAATCCTCTGTTACTTTTTCTAGCTCTCCAGCAGCTTGCCCCATCGCTTCTAGTACAGGTAAAGTAAATGGCGACCGAGCCCAATGCTTTCTTTGAATGTTTTTACGTCGCTCTTCAATGGACTGCAATTGCTTACTGCCAAAGTAGATCCAATCCCAAACATCCAGTCCCCAGGTTGCTGACCATGGGCTAAACTGTTGCAGGAGGTCCTCGCGCTGAGAATGGAAAGCATCTACTGCTGTACCCGCACCTTCCAAGTGGTATTCCGCCACTTCATTCTCATACCATTGCGGCGGCAGCATCCGCCGATAACGATCTGGAATCATGTTGTCACCACCACGGTTAACGTCGCCACAGAATCAGCAGGCACCGTCAAGTTCACATCCCCGTCATTTAAGGTGTAGCCTGTAAAGTCCGTCACGCCATCCACAAAAAAGAGCGCTCCGATCTGCTGGTATACGATCTGCGAACGCCCTTTTAAATAGGTTTGGATTTGCTTGATGATCTGTTCTTGAATCTTTGCCAAATCTGCATCTGGACGCATAGTCACTTTCACGTTGACGGCTACCGGAAACACTTTTGCGGGATGGATTTGGAGATCGTGCAGTGCTCGTCGTTTGTCTTCCAGCTTCGTCCGTACTTGTTGTGCCAGCTCAGGTGTAGCTGGCTGACCAGCCAAGTCCGTAATGTACACATCAATAGACAGATCGTGCCGCGCTTTCTCTACGGCGACTGCTCCCCCTACGCCCTCAACATTTCGGGTCCAGCGCTCATAGTCTTGCCTGCGTCCATCCCCTTCTTCTGTTCGGGCCCTATCTATCAACCTTTGTCTGTAGACATCGTCCTCTTCTGCCACATTCCTTTGCAGTCCAAAGAATACGCCAATTGCGTCCAAAAATTCTCCGTCCGCCCAAGGAAGGAATCTCTGGAGAAAGCCATATTCCAAAAGCTGCTGCTGATCGCTGATTTCCTCCGCAATCGGGTAGCCCAGATCGTAGTAGATTTCCCCTTCCTCCGTAGCAGGCGGCGTATCCCCGCGCTGCTCAGCCAATTTCGCCATTCTGTTCGCCATCCGTTGATAAATCTGGTCCGGCGTCTCCCGGAGTATCGGCATCTCCGGCTTCTCTAACGTTGCCATGCATCCACCTCCATTCTCGTCGAACCACGCATCCCGGCAATCTCCACATGTAAAATAACCCGATTCCCCTCAAAGCGGATATCGAGCACCTCCGCATGCTCAATCTCACTGTGCGCCTTCAACGCTTCTTGCACCTGTGCCTTAATCACGGACAAGGACAGCGCAGACCGCATTCGCCCCTTGTCAGACAAAAAATCTACACCATACCGCTCCGAGTAGATTGCATAGCGGAACCGCCGTGTATGGAGGATCTTTTTCACCGTCTCCTCCAAGTACTCCACGTAAGTCTTGGTGCGCAAATATCTGCCATCTGGTCCCTGCCGCAGCTGCTTCGTTTCCCAATCGAACCGATATGTCCATGGAATCGGCAATGCGGTTCCTTGCGCCAATATCTCTTCTGTTCCTTGCAACTGCGGAAACATTATTCCACCACCCCAAGCAGGAGGTATTGCTCGTTGTTGCACCGTAACAAAGCTACTTTTTTGCCCACATCCTCCGGCTTTAATTGGGCAGAACGTAGTGCCGACAGCTCATACGGTTCCAAAGGTGTCGGGTCCTCATCAAGTTTTACTGACAATGGAGACACTGACAAAAGCTTGCCGAACTCCCCTTTGGTGTTCTCGATACCGTCCTGTGCATGCCCTCTTAGTTTTGCGATAACCGAATGCATCTCTTACGTCCTCCTTTCCAATTGGAGATCCATTGTGTATTGACCGCCCTGCCAACGCGCTTGGCAGCTAGTGACGATCCAATCTGTGATAGTTTTGTTGTCTTTTTCCATGATTTTGATGAGCCAGCCCGCACGTAGCCTCGCAGCATTCTCATCCTCGTGCCTAACCGAAATGGAGCGTGTCTTGGGAATTTTGGACAACTCTGCAAGCTGCTTGGCTGCCAATCCAGCTACGTTTTTGTCCTCGCCTGCGTCGATGATTTTTTGCATGCGCCCGATTTGTTTGACCAGGCTATCGTTAGATTTCGTTGCACTGCTCACGACCCGATCATCCCGGTAGCGCTCTACTGTCACGACAGTGTAAGCATCCTCGATACTTTCTCCCGTTGAACTGCTTGCGAGTAAACTAGCCTTGAACATCGGGATGATGCTGTTTTTCCCCTCGGGCAGTACCGTCAACTTATCGCGCTGGTATTGCACGAAATAGCGGATGCCTGTCTTTTCATAAGCTTGCTCGGTCAGCGAAGTAAAGAGAGACGTGTATGATTGGGAAGAGATTCTCTCCTTGACCGTAAAACCGAAGGAAGGGCAGCTAAAATTGATACCTGCCGACTTGATGATTCGCGCTAGCTCTGTCCCTGCGTCTCCGTCCAGCTTGAGTCTGGAGACTTCGTTTTTTTGCAAATACCAGCCCAACTCGTATGCTGTAGCCGATAAATCGCCAGTCCGATCGTCTCGGTCAAAACGAACGAGTGGACCATGGAAAAGCTGTTGGGATTCTTTTAGCTCTGCACCTGCAAAGAGCATCAAAAAACCCGCCGATTGAAGCGGCGGGCCTTCCTTGATTCTCACATCGCAATTTTGCGCGATTTGTCCCCTGGCAGAGGACCAGGACAACTCGGTAACGGCTGGGGTCAGGTCATAGCGGGTCTGTTCTTTTCCGTAAATGACTTTCATTTCGTCTGCCCTCCGTTACATTCTGTTTTCTCTTTCTAGCTTTTCGTGAATCTCTCTTTTCCTGTCTTCCAACTTTTTGCTGTCTATCCGTGGGGCCGCTTGCTGCTTCTTCGTCTTCTTTGCTACCTTCCCGCTCGTGTTCGGACGAGCTGGCTGCTGTTTCGTAATGACCGCCCCCGGGGATAGAAGCTGTGTCTGATTGCTCCACGTAATGAATTCGTCTTTGACAAACAGCGGCAGCTCAATCGAGCCATGAAAATCGACGTTTTTTCCATGAAATTTGCCGTCACATGGCCCGATGAGCACATTCCACGCCAGATCAAGCTCCTCTATAGTCAAAAGTGCTTCAGAGCCCGTTAAGCGATCCAATCCAGCAAGCCACTGTCTGGGCCCTTGATAGCCCTGCACCTCGACATAGGGAGCCGTACTGTCTCCGGGTAAGATGAAGTCAAAGGAGATAGACTTTGGGCGTCTGGAAGAGATGCGGTTGCCGGACAATAATGTAATCGATGTTGTACTCTCGATATCATTGCCGTATCCGCGAAACTGGATTTCTGCGGGTGTGACCGGAAACGTCAGCCTGTATTTGCCTTGAAGTCGGATCATGTGGTTACCCCTCCCCTCGTCTCTAGTGCATCCAGCAGAGAACGTTCGATGATGTCTTTGATTCTCTGCGCGACAGATGGATCGCTGAGCATTTTCAACATGGTCGGGATATCCTGCAGTACACCTTGTACGTGTAATGGGACTGAAATTTGCGGAATGGTGATGGAGACGGGCTGTTTCGGCATGCTGCTGACAGGTGAACGATTGGGCATCGAAGCAACTGCTGGGATTAAGGGTTGTATACTAACCGATTGTGGAGGAGACGTGTCCTGCCACCATGATTTGACCCAATCATATAGGGCTCCACCTGCCATTGATCCACTGATATTGCCACCGACACCACCAGCCAAACCGCCGACGAATGAACCAGCTCCAGGTGTAACGAGTGAACCAAGGGCTGCTCCGGCGAGCATTCCCACTCTTCCTCCAGCCCAGCCACCGACGGTCTCCGCTCCAAAACGAGCGGCAACGTCAAGTTTGTTCTCCGATGTGAGAACTTCTTCGAGACTTGTTAAGGTTCCGAGGTAGGGCACCTTTTTCGGCCCGAAGTTAAACTTGTCCAGAGGCAAACGCTTGAACTGTTCCATAAATTTGTCTTTGAGTTTACTCGGGTGCAATTCTCCAAGCTTATTCATGAACCCATCCTTGAGTTGGTCGAATGACAAGCCTTTGAACTGCTCCACAAGCTTGTCTTTTCCCAACCACAATCCCTCAAGACCGAGGCCTTTCATGAGTCCATCTTTGAGCTTATTCGGGTGCAATTCTTCAAGCTTATTCATGAACTCACCCTTGAGTTTGTCTAATGACAAGCTATTAAACTGCTCCACAAGCTTGTCTTTACCCAACCACAATCCCCCAAGCCCAAGGCCCAACATGATCTTACCTGTCCGCCCACCTTTGAGCTTCCCCAAAGGAAAGCGTTTCATGAGCTGGTCTTTTAACTGATCTGCTAGCTGGTCTATAACCTCACTCGTACGTCGTTTCCTAGGAGTATTCTTGTTACGTCTATTTTTTGAAGAGGAACCTGATTTACGTTTACGGCTATTTCCCTGACAACAGCAACAGCAGCAGTTTTTTTCGCCAGTTGCTTCTTGAGGAAACTTTTCTATTGTTGTCCGAAGATCTTTGAATTTTTTCAGTTGAGATGTCGTATGGATGTTCAGAGCACTACCAAGGAGTAGTAATCCTCCGGCAAAAATCGCAGTACCTTTTATCGACTCGTCCAAAGAGTTGAATGAGCTCATTACTCCTTCAGCTGCTTTCGAAATCTCCGTATTTATCCCAGACATTTGTTCTGTGTACAGAGTCGCGATCTCCATGGCCTCGTTTCTTGCCATCGCTTGTGCCTGCCCAGGTTTGAAATAAACATCGTTCTGTGCAGACAGCTTATGTGCATTCACCGCTTCATTCCCGACTTTATATTCGTTTTGTTTTTCATATTCTGGTACAAAAACCCCTGTAGTTATATCCTTTACTTCTTTCAGACCTTTCGACAACTCATCTCCAGCATCGCCTGTCAACCCAGTGAATGCCTCTCGTTGTGTTGTCTCATCTTTTATGGAAGAAAAAGTCGTTATGAGTTTTGCGAGGGCGATATTAATTGTTTCTTTCTCCCCCGATGCGAAATCTCGATTCAGCTTTGCTATATCTTGGGCGGCCTTGGCCTTTGCATCCTTCTTATTTTGAGCCTTGTAATGCTTCTCAAGGATTACGGCGAGATCACCATTATCCGACATCTTCATTGCATTCTCATACAACGCACCATACGTTTTAAAATCATTCAAAAGCTTTCCTATTGAGACAAAAGTAGCGGCCATCTTTTCAGGCGTATTCAGCAATTTGCCATTCTGAAGGTTGAAGTGAGCCATGGATTCCACAAATTTTCCGGTCGCGGCTCCCCCTCCCTTGTTGCTTAAATACTGAACGGCATTTGACTGTCTAACAGTACTATCATGACCAGTAGAAAACTCAATGGAACTCATCATTTTCATGATCTCATCTTCCGTAAACCTCGTCGTGTATTTTAGCATGCCTGCTTTTTCTGCGTACTTTAAACCATTGGAAGCATGCACAAGTTCGGCTTTGGCGATGAGGCCGTATGCTTGATCTTTCTTTATATCCGGGTTGAGCTCACGTATTTTTATGGAAGTCTCTTCTACCTTCAGGAGTTGCTCATTACCTTTGCCACCAGCTTCAAAAAGTGTCTTTTCTCTTTCTGTCGCCTGAGCTTCTTGGGCAACCGAACTCAGCGTTGTTCCAAGAGCCTTTTCGATCATGGGAGTTAGTGAGCCCAGGAGTCCTTTTTCGAATTCGTCATATTTACCTACTATTCCGCTATAAGCATCAAACGTTTCCATCATTGTTCCTGCCATTCTTTCACCTCCTTGTCCTCCCAGATGTCTACACCCAGCAGAACCCGAAAAAAGCCGGGAGACCTACCCCCCAGCCCTTTCCTCGTCCTCCGCCTCAATCATCTGACAAGCAAAAATAAACAGCTTCTGCTTGTACAAATCGACTTCGTACTCGAGTAGATCCGACGGGCGGCCTCTGCCTTTTAGAAAAGCGCGGCAAATATGCCAGGCCTCGCCGTCAGATCGGATCAGTTTTTTGCTTCTTCAATGGCTTCTTCTTCCGTCTGGGTTGCATTGACTTCACGGACAGCATTGAGCAGCTTGGTGTAGCCTTCTGGATTGTCGCGGAAAATTTTCTCGACGAGCTCGTACTTGGTGCCGACCTTGTATGCTTTCTTCAGCTCTTCCTGGTTCCAAGGGAAATCGTACTCGGTGGCTTTCACCAGACGTGCATCGTTGTACAGGAACCAATCCGTTTTCTCGCCTTTGTCAGCCATGCGTTCGCAATCGCGCAGCTCGGACAAATTCAATTGACGAACCTTCCACTCGTCCCCGTCGATGGTTACGGTGATTTCTTTTCGCGGAGCTTGTTCATTGGCTTTGGCCAAAAATTTCTCGAGTTTGTTTTTGTTCATATGCAAGCACTCTCCTATTCGGTGTAGGTTGGCAATTCATCGAGGTAGTCCGGCTTTTCGATGGACATCCCTTTTAGGTCGTATGTCGCGTGATCGTTGCCGTCTGCTTTTGCTTCCCACAGCGTAATCTCGTCTGGGTTCAGCACGATATTCGAAATGCGGACGCGTTCGGAGTTGCCCGCTTCCTTGTCCAGCGTCTCGCCGATCAGGAATGGGAGGACTGGGGTCTTGCCTTGAGTCAATTGATCGACGCAGTAGTATTTCAGCGCAGCGTTGGTTGCGGTAATTTTCAATGTCACTTCTACATGCCAGTCGTTGACAGTCTGGATTTTTCCTTTTTGCAGGCGGTTCGTGTCGCCGTACTCCACCTTGAGGACCATTTTTCCTTCAAGGGTACCGAAGATCGGGTCTCCGTTTTCATCGTAAATTTGGCAGTTCTTCAGTTTAATATCACGTGCAATAGCCAATTACAGCACCTCCCAGTCAATGTCAAAGTATTCGATGGCATCAAGCGGCTTCGCAGACAAGAGGAAACCACGGCGATCCCCGATGCCGTTCTTTTGATCCGTAAACGTCCAGCCTTTATCAATTGCGCCTTGCTGCTCGCGGACGGTCATGTACGCATTGACGGCAGAGACAAACACCGCGCCGCCCAAATCGTTGTTGCCGAGCTTGCCTTTGTATTTCTTGCCGACTTGGCTGATATCATTGACGATCTGATCCAGCGTCATGCTGACACGGATTTTTCCGTAGTCCTCGCGCTCATGCGTACCCAGTACAGCCAGCGTATTGACGGCGCTCTCGATGATGTACACATCTCCGTCGCGGGTTGCGATCAGCGTACCAGAGCCCAGCGCACTCAAAATATCGGTGTGGCCCCAGTCCTTGAGCGCTTTTTTCAACGGAACGACGACGGCTGTCAGCGATTCATGCGCAGGTGTCGCGGCGATCATACCCGCTACCCATGCGGCCCACTCCAGGCTGCCATATACTTTCCCGTTGTTGTGTTGACCAGCAATAGCACTGTTCACGACAAAACGGGCATTTTGCGCCACAGATCGCTCGATGTGCTTCGCCATGTTCTCGTCATCCGCCGCCTTGCCGCCGATCACCAGCGTGCTGAGCTTCTTATTTTGCGCACGACGGTCGCTCATGAATTGTTTCGCTGCCGCTTGTACAGCCGCATCGTCAAAAGGCAGATACATCGTGTCAAAATCAGCGCCGGACACAGCCATGAACAGCTTAGTCGAGTCCGCAGAAGTGAGCGCTGCTGTACCGCTTGTCGCTCCTGTCAGCGCTGTATCTGGCACAATTGTAACGGCAGTCTCACCCAGCTTTTTCACACGCACATAATTGGATTGGCTCGTTTTCGCTGCCAGCTCATTCGCATCCGCAAACGAAAACTTCTCGGTTTGAAGCGGGCCTGTTACCTGGAGTTCCTTCTTGCCTGGCTCAGACGTTGAGGCAGTGATCGCAACCTTCAACTCGTTACCTACCAAACCTGGGTACAGAGCCTCGACTCTGATCGCATCGGCTTGCTCATACGCTGCTTTTGTGGCTGTGCCATTCGTCATGCGGTACGCGAGAATCGTCGCGCCACCTTCTGCTGCCAGCTCCACGGTATCGACCTTGCCAAATGTATGTGCAAGCCGCTCCTCAAAGCTCCCCAGCTTGACGAGCTCATCTGGCGCGCCCCACTCTGCTTGATACGGCACCAGTACGACACCGCTCTTCGGTACTACACGTTCTTTTGCTTTTGCGATCAGTTCTACCGTTACACCCGGACGTTCACGTTGAATGGTCATGCTTACACCCCGCCTTTGTATTTGGTCAGTCGGCTCTTCACTTGTCCTTCTGCCAGTTCTTGATTATCTGCTTCAGAAAAAAGAGCACCTGCTACCTCGAACCGTTCGGCTCCAAGATAGGCGGCGCTCTTGATCCACTCTTGTTTGGTTTGCACAAGCTCTGGGGCCTGTGCTTGTTGATCTTTTCGTGCCACTATGATCGGACCCCCTCTACATCAAATTCGTTGATTTTGTCTGTGGCTGCTCTCTGCACCGCCACGTTGTAGGTGAACTGGAACGCGATTTCCGTCCGGTCCTTTTTATCCCGCCAAATACGCAAGGTGGAGCTGTCGATCTCGATGGACAATCCAGACGTCCTGCCTTGATAGCTGAACTGCCTTTGGCGAAGAAGCTCACGCAGCGGCTCTGCTGAAAGCGGCTGGTAGACACCTGCTACCTTTGGATAGTGGAGGACGATGGCTGCTTCTGAGACCACTTGATAGGAAGTGAGGCTTCTTCCTTCTTCGCGGACCCCTTGCGTCAAAAGAAACGCGATAGGCGGCTGGAATCGCTGCGCCATCCAGTCGTCCACATTCACAACAATAGCCAGCCCTGGATACGCTTCATTCACCAGTTCAATGAGAACGGCTAGCTCTCGATCCATCCAGCTCCACCTCCCATGCTTGCGGTATTCTCTTCTGTCTTCGTCACATGTCTCTTCCCCCCACTACTTCCCTTCATTTGGCAAGGCATCCACGGCAAATGCCCGCCGAGCAGGGAGCGAGTAGCCTGTGGCTTTGAACTCGCAACATCGTGTGGCGCCAATCGCCATTTTCCCTGATCGCCGGACATTAGAGTCGGCGGTGTACATAAAAAGCCACCCGACAGCTTCATCGGATGGCTCGTATCTCTCTTACTTGTTTCGCTTGACTCAAGTATAACCGATTCGGAGAAAAAACCGGGAAAATGACCCGATGTGTCAGGAAGTGTCAACCTTTGTCAGCCTCTGCCATGCTTGCGAAAATGAAAAGAAGCTGTCATCATCAGACAGCTTCTCGTCTATTGAGCCAGGTTCTGTTTTTCATTATCCAGTCTGCTGAGCCTGATCGCCATACATCGCCCATGCCATTTTCATCACGGCACTGCGCTTGATTTCGTAATACCGCTGACGGGACACGCCGATTTCTTTTGCAATCAGATTGTTCTTGTCGCCATCCAGCAAAGCTTCGACTACCAATCGCTCCTGCTCACCCGGAATCGTCTCGACCGCTTTATTGATCCGCTCGATTTTATCCTGCAAATTTTGCAGCCTCTTCCATTTCCGCTCCCGGCGTACAACCTCCGCGTGCGTCTTATCTCCCGTAGTACCCTTTCCTTTTGGCATGCCTGCATCCAATCCGTACTGTGCGACCATTCCTTCCCCCGCCTCGCGCAAAAAACGCTGGATACGCACGATCTCGATCTGCATGTAATTGTAGTCGCGGATTTCTTCCTCGGCTTTTTGTAGAAAATCTACGATGGGTGCTTGCTCACTCAACCGGACTAAGCCTTCTTTTCTAGCGGATACTGTCTCTTGCTGCCCTTTTGCCTCTTGATCCCGCATGTACTTGTCCCACTCCGGGCAAGATTCGATTTTTCCTACGTGCTTATCATGAACCTGGCAATGTGATTTCTTTCCCCAGCACGTTGCCGGACACACCTCGCATACTGCTTCCATGAAAACATCTTTGCTGATCAAGGCACTATTCCCCCTCGGTCATATATATGAAGTCCGTATGATTGCTTATCGGTTTTCGTTGACTCTTGCGTCTTTTCTTAATCTTTGAGACAAACCGATCTGTCCGATAATGACTCCGATCAATAAGACAACTGCTCCGATTAATGCTGCTTCTATCATTTCGTACGTATCTCCTTTGCATCATCATTTTCTTGTATAATGAAAGGGGGCAAAGAGGATACTCACCAGTTGTATTCTTTGCCCCAAGCCTTCAATGGGGATTCCGATCGTCAGTCGGAGTCTCCTTTTTTTGTTCCAGTTGCTCTTTCTTTTTCTCTTTGTTTGCCTTTAATTGCAGGTTGAACAAGTTATTAATCCGAATCTGCAAATCTACCTGCTTAAACGTGACGATTAAAGCAAGGAAGCACACGACAACCGCGAGAACCTGAACGTAATCAATCGTCATCAT